TGCGATCTCAGCATCTGTTAGCTCGATAATTGAAGTTTCCCCTGTTGTGCAGTTAACTTCTACTCGTGTTGGTCGTGTCATTGTTTTCTCCTTATGAGTTCTTGATGCCGTATAGATAGAAACTTGATCCTGTGAGCATTGAATAACTGTTCACTGCATCTAAAATAGTTATGCTTGTTATTGCTGTTGTGGCAATTACTGAGTTTGCTACTAAGTTAATTTGCCACCCAGTATCGCCGTTTTGTTCTCCACCTGAAAATGCAGAAAATTGCTTGTAAGCTGTCGAGTTATAGTTTGGAAAATAAACTTCACCATTAGAAAAAGTGTTGGCTGTGTTGCTATTTCCATCTGAAATTAAACCATTATCCGATGATGATCCAGAGCCTGAAAATGAGCCTCTGGTAAAATTAGCACCGTATAGAACTCTGTAGCTAATAGTGTCACCAGAGTTAATCTTGACTGCCATAGTGTTAATAAAGCCCGTACTGTGTCGGATGTTTGTACGCAAAACTAAGTCAGTGTAAGAAGAATCTATGCCGCTAAAAACCACCGAAGCAGTTGTTGTGGTCAAAGTTGTGCTAGATAGCAATTTGTAAGTGCTAGGCATTTTTTATCCCATACAGAGTAGCGGTTGTGCCTGATTGAAAATCATTTCCAGCTGCTTTCCAAATTTCTATTGAAGTAATAGCCGCCGTGTTTCTCCATAATCCAACTAAATTTAAAACTAAACCACCACCATTGGCATCTAAATTTGAACTACATAATAAAGTTTTGTTTGTAGAACCTGCATAAGAAAAAAGATCAATTATTTGCATGCATGGCATTGAACCTGATGATCCAGCATCATTTAGGTATAAGGTATTTGTGTTCGATGCTCTACTTGAAGATGCTGCTGACCCATTTCCTATTATTTCTGTATAGGAATAGTTTGATCCAGTATCTGAATTCAATCTTATTGCGGTGTAAATTCCAGTGCTATTTAGTGGAATACCAACAAATACAACTTTTAAATCAGTCCACGATGCCGCAATGGATGAAAAAGTGATAGATGATGCAGAACTTCCTAAAGTTGTTGTCGAAATTGGTTCATAAGTTGCTGGCATTGGCTTATCCCTTGATTCCGTAAAGTGAATAAACGGTATTAGTCGCAAAAGCTGTTCCATCAGCGACAAGTGTTATTGAACTAATGGCATTAGTCGAACGATACAACGCGGTTTGTAAAGCAACACCATTACCACCAACATTGTTATCACTTACACCACTAAAGGTTCTAACTGTTTTATTCTTTGTTGTGCTAGTGTAATCGTGAATGTCCATTATCATTACGCCACCCACGGTGCTAAAAGTCTGGGTTGAATAACCTGCATACCAAATAGGAAACTTGCCACTACGATTGTCGGGCGTGCCTGTTACGGTTGAACCATCAGCTTGCAATCTATGTGCATTGTATAAATCAGATGTATCACCATTGAAATGAACGAATAATGCAAAAGTAGTATCTAAGCCAGTATAAGTATCTCGGTAAAATCCTCTGACCTGAAGATGCTTATAGGTACTAGGAATAGAACTAAAAGTAATTGTATTAGATGACCCAGTACCGACAGCCGTAGCGATAGACTCAAAGTCACCGCCAGCTGCGCCACCTGCGCCATCCATTATTCCTAGTGAGACTCCGAACATTATGCAACGCCACCGATGACATACCAAGTATCTGTGCCTGTTTTGATGCATGATGCTGCTTTGTATTGTGCAAGGGTAGGTGCTGCTGCAACTGCTCCAGCAGAAAGGATTGTTGTAGTGCCAGAGGTCACTGCGTTGATTGTGCAGATACCTGCGCCAATGTTGATCACATTTATCACAGTACCGATTGGAAAGGCTGTAGTGGCGTTTGTAGGGATTCTAACCTGACTTGCAGAGGCGTTGGACTGAGTGATCAGCTTGCTGTATTGGTCATTGGCTACGACAGTATAACTCGTGCCTGTCTGGGAATTGAGTGTGTATGAAGGCAGCGAATTCATGTCTGCAGCGGTAAGGACATCACCAGCAACGAACGGATAAGTCATTTATTTCTCCTAATAAGCCAATACGGATGTGTCAAGGATACCGTATAATGTCGAGTCAAGGATGAAACCATCCAAGACATTTTCCTGTGTTGTTAAAGTAGTCCGCCATGTGTTAGGCGTAATGCTGTGTGCTATGCCTTGACATTGGAGAGTCTTGACAATAGTAGTTCCTGCGACATTCACATTCGTGATCTGCATAGGGTCGAAATAGTCCAAGTCCAGTGCAGCTGTAACCCCTGCCCCATAGCCTAGAGTTACTAGGTCAAGGGTAATAGATTCGATTCTGAGGGTAGTTTCTTTACGGCTTGCCACAAAGTTAGAAGCAAGGTCTAAAGCCTCGGCATCTGTCTGCATGAGCATGTCATTGGCTGTAATGCTGTGTAGGAAATACTTGGCAATAGAGGCTGCATCTGCTGAAGTCTGAGCTGTGCCGCCTATGCGTGTGACTGTAGCCTGATTAACGATTGTCTTGTCATCTAGGGCAAAGGTAATCCCAGCATAAGGAATGGCTGAAGATCCTGTGGCATTGGAAAAGGCTGTAGCCGTTTCTGCTGGAGACTCATAGACAAACTTGCGATCCTTGAACACAGCGTTGCCAGCCTTGTCAAAGTAAAAGGCTCCCTGCTCTGTAAAGGTTGCAGTCTCAATAGCTGCTAAAGCAGTGCGTGTTGTGGCTGGATCTGCCTGACATAGTGTTTGACCAGTCATGATAGATCGAGAGCTTGAAGGCCACCCGATAGCATCTAGGATCTTGCCTACTCGTGTGCCAGTGCCTTGCCCTGCTCCTGCATCTGCCACTGTAGTTACATTGGAGTTGAAAATAAGTCTAAAGGCATCTGAGCAGATTAGATCAACATAGCCAATCTCTTGATCCTTAGGGTAGCTGTAAAGATACTCAGTAATGTAACCCTTGAAGATTGGATAGACAGTGCCAGCATAATCTGCCTCAATGATGATAGAGCGCAGAGGCACTAAGTTAGGGTAATAAGGGCTGGATGTATTCTGTGGGTTCCATGCCCCAGTTTCATCAAGGATACGAACAGTTGCCGATCCTGAAAGATACTTATCCTGAAACAGGTTACGCTCTTTGCGAGTATCGATCTTTGCTACTTGATTGGATACATCGATGATCACAGTGCCTGGATCTGCAAGGATGGCAAAGTCAAGCTCTGAAGTATCTAAGATAAATGGATCACCAAATGATGCTCCACCAGTCAGATTGATCTTGACGATAGGGGTTGCAGGTAAAGCCATTAGTACACCGTACTGTAAGTAACTGGAGTACCTGAAGCCTGTTGTGCGTATAGCCCCTGAGTAATAGCTGCTACTAGATCACGCTCTGTTGTGACTGAGCCTGTGACATTGACGATGACAGATGTATTGCTTCCACCTACGCTACCGCCCATGCTCATCTGATTAAACATTCTTGCAGCTTCTGGGCCTTCTACATAAGTTCCAGTCAAGCTAGAACCTAGAGATCCTGCCGGTAGTAACTGGTCAGCCATTTGACCATCAATCTTGCGTTGGATCTTAGCCTTAGCCTCTGCCAGTATGTCGTATCTTGCCTGTTGCTCTGGAGTAAAGCCAGTCTGTGCCATTGGCTTGATGTTGGCTAACTTAGCAAGCTCCATAGCCATTTGTTGTAATGTTGAAAGCCATGATGTAAATGGATTTTGAATGTCATTAAGACCAATCATGTCACCGCGAAGTGCTGCTAACTTCTGAGCATTAGCCACCATGCTATTAGCAAGGGTTGCTGCTGCTGTTATGTTGCCTTCATTGATCGCAGCCTCTAGGTCATAGATGTCTTTCTTTAAGGCTACACGAGCCTTTTCTTCTTCTGTCAGTTTACCTTGAGCAGCAGCGGCTAACTGGATACCTTCTTCATCAAATACCTTTTTACCTTGCGCGAGGACTAGAGCAGCTTTGTCTAGGGCTTCTTGTTTTTTCTTTTCAATAGCAGTTTTCTTTTCAGCCAATAATTGCTTATTCTTTAATGCAAGTAATTCCCTTTGACGGCGAAGTGCATTTTTCTCTAGCCCTGCAAGTAACTCAGCTTGCTTTCTAGCATTAACATCAATTTCAGGCTTATTATCTGGCTTAGGTGTTCCAAGATTAACCCCACCTTGTTTGCCAGCAAAACCCATGAAGATGTCTTTAGGCAGATTTTTTAGTGTCTTAAATACATTAGTAAGACCACCGATAACGGTTCCCGTGGCTACTGTAACTGTGGCAAGTGCTTTAGCAATAGTCGTTATAGCAGCGGCAGCATCACTAGCCTCTGTGCCACCGCCAATACGAGCAAAAGCAGATACTAAACCTTGACCAAGAATTTCTGATGCGTTTCCTGTTGCTACACTTAAAACTTCCATTTTGTATGAAGTTGTAGTTAGGTAATCTTCAGCTGCTCCTGCTGATCTTTTGAGGATAATGCCTAAGATTTCATTGAATGACTTAGTGTTTAATTCTGCTCTAGTAAGCCCTGTGTTGTATTTTGACAAACCGCGAGTAATGCCAACATAGCCTTTACCTAGATCCTCTGTAACTGTTGCAAGATCAACCCCAGATGCTCGGCTAATTGTTATGGCATCGTTAAGTAATTTCTGAGACTGAGTTAATGATCCTGTAGTAGTAAGCAATCCCTGAAAGGCTGGACGAAGCACATCATCTGCAATAGCAGCAGACTTTTCAAGATTGCCAATGTAATCAGCAATAGCAGGATTAGCAAAACCAATTCCTAGATTTTCTACTGCCCGATTGAGTCTAAGGGCAGCGGCTTCATCTTGTGCAAAAGCCTTAAGTGAGGCTTTACTGTAAGCAACAATGGCAGAAGCTCCAAATGCTAAACCTGCCGCACCTGCTAAAGTTTTAAGATTCTTAGTTAATTTCTGAGCTGCAGTTTCGGCTTGCTTAAATCCTTTAGCATCAAATCTGGATTCTAAATTGATTCTTTCATTGATTTCCATTAGGCGACTCTCCTAAGATTTGCTGAGTTGGATCGTCTGTATAATTCTTGTTCGGCTGTAGAGATGGCTTTGCGAACTGCGCCTTCTGCTTTGCCTTGATTAAGTGCCCATGCTTTGAAAATCAAACGGCCACGACCTTTTAAGCTTCCTGTTAATGGCGGCAGTGCATCAATAAATTGTTGCCCAGCATTAGGGTTGTAAGATCGACTTCCCTTACCTTTGCCCTTAGGCCCAACCCATGCTTGACCTTGTGGATTTGTACGGCCAGCACTTTCATAAATTGCCCCAGCCCTTGAAGCATTAAAGATGCTTGCTTGAGAACTAAATCCTCTGGAGTTTGGCTTTGATGGTGTACTTTTGAAACCTATACCAGATCGAATGGTGGATGTTTCAAATGGTGGAAAACGACCTTCACTAAATGATCTTGGAGCCCATCCGCTTAAAGGTGAACTAGCTGGCACAAAACCTTTAGCTTGTTTAACGACTGGACGAAGCACAGATCCTATTTCTTTTTTCAAAGACTTTTCTAAATCTGGAGCAAAGCGGCGAAGTGCTTTACGAAAATCAGCGTTTGACTCTACGATTATTCGCATCGCGTATCTCCTTTGCTTCATCGCTTAGACCTTGCAGTAATGCATCTAGCATTACTTTGTCCAACTCTAATAAATGTTGTGGCGCGATCCCTAACCTTATGCTTAGCCTAGCAATAAGGTAGGTGAACGGAAGATCGCGCTTTAAGCTAAAGGGTCGGAATCAAGCACCTCAACACTTTTTAGTGTCTCGATGAAGTCCATCCCGAATGGCTTAACAGATTCACCTGATCTGCGTGTGACTTCCCATGCCAGCCAATAAACATCCGATTGCTTTTCCTCATCTCGGAAAGCCTTATGGAAACCCTTTTTAGCGTACTGCTCGAACGCATACTCCACTGCTGGAGTAATCTCGCCTTCTAATACACTTCCATCTTGTCGAACGATCTTTAGTTTTGCCATGTTCAGCCCCTTTGTTTAATTGTTTAGAATGTACCTGTTGATGCTACTGCAACTGTTGAGTTAGCAGTAAATGTGATTGACTGTGTGCCAATGTCTCCAACAGCACCGTTGATGTCTGTTGTGTTATTGACTAACAAAGATACAGTGTAGAGAGGGTTTGTAGCAGATACTGCTGTTCCCTTTGTCTGTAGGAATACAGCTGTGACAGTAGTTCCCCATGCAGCCTGTAGTGTTGCCAATACATTTGCTGATGCTGTGTCGTTTAGGAAGTCGATTGTTACTGTTGATGACTCTAAGCCTTTTACAAACTTGTGACTTGAGTCACCCATTGCAGTTACTTCTAGTTCATCGAATACTCGGTTGATTGTTACTGCTGTTACATGGTCGGATAGATCGACAGAGTTGATCTTCACGCCCACATTGTTATTTAGAAATACAGCCATGAGATTATTCCTCGTCTTTCTTAGTAGTTACTGGCTTTGGTGCTGATGGTGCTGCCTGCCCGATT